TCGATGATACGGGCTCGGCGTGTGTGCGCGTCTTGCAAAGCTGTCAGAGCTTCCTCCATGGTCACTGAGTAACGGGCAATGAGTGATGATGCGTGAAGTTGCATCGAATCCACGCACGCCTCCATCCCCATAAGTAAGTCCGTCTTCAGCACCATACAGTCGGCGAAAGTCTCCAAATTGGTCTTCTCCGTGACCACGGCTTCAGCTGCGATTTCCTGCTCCAAAATCATAAATTCATCCACGGTTGCGGGCGGGGGGGCGACGCGCATTGCGTCTGGCACCACATGGCCCTCATACACGGACATAAGCACGTCCTGTTTCTTCACCAGACTCTCGCCTGCCTCGTCGTCAACAATGAGGTCGACGTCGGCATATTTGGCTGAGGCCCAGTAGAGTGTTATCGGCTTTGGAGTATGCGCATCCAGGTCATTGCTTGACATGGTCGCATTTTCACTCCTTTGATGGCGGCTCTGATTGAGCTCCGGGTATTCACCGGAAGCTACAATGGCCAGGTACGAACGGGGGTACCTGCCCTGATTCACCAATGGCAGTCGGTGGTCAGCGAGCGGCGCATATGGCCGGTATGCATTCCTCTGTAGGTGCGTGTAATCCGTGGGAAACGCCCCATTAATCTCAAGGGGGTCCATGGTAAGGGTCCAAGCTGTGTCACTCCTCGCCTGCTGCGGCCCACAGGCCCACGCGGCGTCGGGACAGTGCTGCTCCGGCGTGGCATTACCTCGGGCCACCGTCTCGAACATTGCCTCGTAAATCGGCGTCGTGTCCCGGTGGTAGTAATGCGTCCCGCCTGGCATGTTCGGGGTCATTCGAATCGACCCATCAAGCATGCGGCACCAAGTGAACTCTGGCTGCATGAAAGAATCGCCCTTCATGGGAAAGCAGCCGCTCGAACCTTTGAAAATGTGAGTTTGGGAAAATAGCACGTCATCGGGTTTAAAGTACGTCTTCTCCCACTCTTCAATATAGTAATAGGAGTGGGTGAAGCTGTAAGTGTACTTAACCGGTGCGCCTAAGAAGGCAAGTAGTGCAATCCGGAGAGAAGGCCCTAGTGCGCCACCATAGTAGGCGCGCGCGACTTGGGCAAGCGTCTGCGGGGGTAACCAAGCCGCCACAGTCAACTCGCCGTCGACGCTCCAGGGGATAACTGGCACGTTCTCAACTGGCTCGCCGTAGTAGCCACACTGGCCGCGCAACACTCCCATGTTCCCCTCGACGCGCAAGTGCATGGCACAAGCCTCTATCGCCTGGGGGGACATCGGGGGGTGCGGTTGAAA